TCGCCGTCAAAAGCTGCGACCATTCCGGCGCTGCCCGAAAGCGTTGCCTCCAAGGCCGCGATCTGGTCCTGCACGTCTTCAATCTCTGCCATGATCCTTGCCCCTTTCCTGATCAGGATAAGCTGCCGCCAACTCATCCAAGCGTGCCCGGCTCAAAGGTGGCGATGCCCCCTCTGCGCCCAGCATCATTCGCAACTCCATGGGGCTAAGTCGCCAGAACTGATCGGGCGTCAGCCGCAACTGGCCCAGCCCCGCCCGCATCAGCCCCGGCCAATCCATCGCCCTCATGCCTCCCCCGGAAGGGCAAAGGCCCGGGCCAACAACGCGGCTGCCGACCGTGCAGCCTCTACCGGCCCTCCACCAATCTCAACCGTACGAAGGTCCGCCGCGACACCTTGCCAGCCACCACCCCGCAACCCCGCCACGATCAGCGCCAGCACATCGCGGGTGGTAAAGCGCCGCGTCTCGAACCGCTCCACCAGATCCATCAGCGACCCGGTTTCTAGTGCCACCTCCAACTCGGCCAGCGCGCCCAGTGTCAGCTTGGCCACATGGCGCTGGCCATCCAGCCAGATCGCCACCTCGCCCGCATAGGGGTTTGCCATCACGCCCGCCCCTTACAGCGCCACAAACGTCAGGGCCCCAGCCGAGGCCATGGCGATTTCATAGGTCGCCTCGCCATTATGGCTGCCCGCATATTCGATCGAGGTGATCTGAAACGGCCCCTCAATGGTCCCGAAATCTGGCACGATGACCTGAAAGTCGGGCATGATCGCATCGAAGAAGATCGCCCGGGCGCGGGCATCGGTTGCCGCATCGCGAAACACCCCCGACCCCGATATTGAGGCCGATTTCACCCCCGCGCCGGCCAGCAGCTCGCGCCAGCCGCCCGCGCTGTCCAGACTGGTGACATCCACCTGCTCGGCATTCAGGCTCAGCCGTTGCGCCCGCAATCCCGCCAACGTCTCAAATGAACCATCCCCAATCATATCGACCTTCACCAACAGATCCTTGCCCTTCTGAACTGCCATTTGTCATCTCCATGAATGCCTGCGGGCCTTGCGCCCCGGCCTGAAACTGCTTCAGATTTCCACGCGCGCGCGGAAGGTCAGGTCGATCCGCCGTGTCGTGCCCTCGTCCAACCGCCGCGCCACGGCGCGCTGAAAGGTGACCGACACCAGATGCCCGGTGCCCAGCACCATGTCACCGGCCAACAGCGCGCCCGAGACGGCGGCCGCCACCGTCTTGGCGGTCATGAAGCCCGCGGCATCACTGATGACACTGGCCGTAAAGCGATGCTCGGCCCCTGGGCCGGACCCGTCTGACTGATCCACCGCCACCTCAGGCCCGATCAACACAAACGTGCCGGGCGTGGTGCCGGGGGGCATGGCATCAACCACGCTCACCCCCGATAGCGCAGGCGCCGCTGTCAGCGCGCCGAACACCGCCGTTTGCAAAGCTGCCGCTGCGCCATAGCTCATGCCGGAACCTCCTCGCGTGCAAAACAGGTCAGGTATTGGCCGCGGGGATCGGCCTCGGTCACCGCCACAATGGTGAACACCCGCCCCCCATCCCGCAGCCGATCCTCAGGCTTGGGCCGCGCACCCGACCCGACAGGCGCGCCCCGCACCGTGATGCGGTAGGGCGTTTCGGCGAACAGCACCTCCTCGCCTGCCGCCTCGCGGCCAGAACCGGGCCTCAGTGCGGCCCAGATCACCCCCCGCACCGCCCAAGACAGGGTGAAGCCGCCCGCCCCATCGGCAATACGGGTCGGCCCCTCCAGCACCATGCGCCGGTCCAATCGGGGGGCGCTCATACCTTGCCCCCCAGAATACGCACTGTGCGCCAACGCTCGATCAGCGCCTGAACGGCAAAGGGCAAACCCGCCTCACGGCCCTCACCCACCTGCCGTACTTCGTAATACTCCGCGGCGAGCAAAATCACCGCCTGCGCCAGATCGGCAGGCACCTGCCCCCAACCCGTGCCAAACCCGGCGTCGAACACAACCTCGGCCCGGCCATCCATCGGCACCGTCGGCAGCAACACGCCCACCGACGCCAGCTTTGGCCGATGCAGATCCGGCACCAACCGATAACGACTGGCAGCCAGAACCGTCGCCACATTCGCCGCATCCACCACCGTGACCGAGACAATCCCGCTGACCGGCGCCACCGGCAACGGCTGTTCGCCCGCCGCGCGCCAGTCCTCCACAGTCAGCCGGTATTGCCGTGCCAGCAGCACCTTGCCGATCCGCCCCTCAACCGCCGCCATCGCGGCCCGCAGATAGGCCTCGATCAACCCGTCCTGCATGCCATCCTCGGTGAATCCCGTGCCCAGCCGCAGATGGTCTTTCAACGCCTGCACCGGCAGGCTTGCGCCCGGTACCACCGTCAATTCCTTCAACATCATGTCCCCGATCCTTCTTCCTCGGCCCCACCATGGACGCGCGCCCCGCGTCGCTCGGACGGAGGGGAGCAGCTAGGCGGCGCGGTCAATGCCGGCGCGCGCCCATGGGTTTCGCCCGGTCAGGGGCGAAACCCGCCCGGCCCCGTCAGGGGCCAAAGTCAGATTTGTCCCTTACGAGACGGCAACCTTCAGCAGCTTGATGGCCGCATAGTCGGTGATGTCGCCGCCCACGCGCTTGTTGGCGTAGAACAGCACGTTCGGCTTGGCCGAGAAGGGATCGCGCAGGATACGCAGGTCGGGGCGTTCCGCCACCGTGTAGCCCGCAGTAAAATCTCCAAAGGCAATCGGGTAGGTATTGGCACCCACATCCGGCATGTCCTCGCAGATCAAGACCGGATAGCCCATCAAACGCGCAGGCTCGCCCGCTTGCAGGCTGTCACCCCACATGAAGCGGCCATCGGCATCCTTCATCTTGCGCACCGCACCGGCGGTTTTCGAATTCATGATGAAGGCCCCGTTGGCGCGGTAATCCGCCCCCAGCGCATAGACCAGATTGACGATGCAATCAGAGGCATTGGTGGTGGCGAAATCAGCCGCCGCCCCGGTCGGAATGTAGCCAAGGCTGCCCCAGGCCCAGGAGGCATTGGCCACCTTGGCGGGCAAGAGGATCCCCTTCGGCTTGTCCACCCCGTCACCATTGATAAAGGCCGCAGCCTCAGCACGGATGAAGCGCGTGGCGATCTTGCCCGCAAGCCAGCCCTCAACGTCAAAGGCGCTATCGTCCAGCAGACGCTGGCTGGCCTTCGGCATCGCCGACAGCTCATGCAGCTTGATCGAGATGCGCTCGATGGTCGGCGTGCCGGTTTCTGCCTGCGCGCCGGTCTCAGTCGCCCAGCCCGACCCAACCTCCGACCGGTCGATCAACACGTCGAACGAGGTCGCCTCCACCTGCACCACATTGGCCAAGGCCCGCAGCGACGAGGTCGACGTCAGCATCGAGCGAATGGTGTCCGCGGTCTGCGGGTCCACCAGATAACCGCCATCGGCAGCCACCGCCGTCGACATCGCCTTGCCATCCAGCACCAGCCCTCGCAGGCCGTCATCATCGCCCGACCGCAGATAGGCGGCGAACGCCTTCTTGTGGGGCACTTCCACCGCGGCACTGGTGGCCAGTGCGGGGCGGCCAAAGGTCATCTGTTTGCGATCCAGCATGGTCAAACGCTCTTTCTGATGTTGCAGTTCTTGTTTCACTTCCGCCTGAAAGCCTTTGACAGCATTCAGAAACCCCTCAAGCGCGGTCTTCACTTCCGCACCCGGAGGCAGGGCAGGTTGCAGGGCGGGGGACAAAGCTTCCCCGGCCCGAGCCTTCGTCTCGGTCATTGGTTTCATCCTTCGGTTTGGTCGTGAGAGAGTCGGGCTAGACCGGCCCGGACATCGCCTGCGCTGCCTCGGTCAAGGTCCGCGCCAGCGCGCGCCAGGTTTCGGCCTCGGGATCATCGCCCTTGGCAGCCACCCGCGCTTCGGGAAGCATCGGAAAGGTGACCAAAGACACCTCCCAAAGCTCCAGCTCCTGCAAAAGGCGCTGCCCCTTGCCGTCGCGCTCTGCCCTGACGGTCCGATAGCCGATCGACAAGCCGTCAATCGCCCCCGCCGCCAGAAGGGCCGCCGCCTCGCGGCCCTTTTCCACCTGCGGCAACAGACGCCCCTTGACCCAAAGGCCTGTGGCATCCTCGCGCACCTCGTCCCAGATGCCGATGGGCTGCGTGGGGTCATGCTGCCACAGCATCTTTACCGCGCGCCCGCCCTGCGACAGCCGCTTCAGGCTGGCCGCATAGGCCCCTTTCATCACCACATCGCCGCCCTGATCGCGTTTACCGAACAGACTGGCGTAGCCCTCGATGCCCAGACCTTCGGCCCCGTTGCAATCCACCACGCGCAAGCCCATCCCGGCCTGCATGTCCTTGCGTTCCAATGCGCCTTGCATGCTCATCCTCATTTGGTTGCCGCCTGAATGACCGCCTCTGCCATCTGCGCCAGCAGAAAGGCCGCGACCCCGTAAACCCCCAGCCAGATGCGTTTTTCCAACCGCTCCAGCACCGCATCAATCTGGCCCAAGCGCCATTCCAGCCCCGCCCAGCGTTCTTCGGCGACCCGCTCGTTTGCCTCGATCCGGGCGGCCGCCGCGTCAAAGCTGTCGTAGACAAAGCGCGAGCCGCTCTCTCCCGGTTTCCTCACGCCTCATCACCCTCCGCCAGCTTGGGAAGGCCCAGCAGCACCCGCTTTTCCGCGGACGTCAGGAAATCGGCCGTCCCCACCCGCGCCCATTGCTGATCACGCTCCATCGCCAGCGCCGGGATCTGGTCCAGATCGGGCCGCAGCGTCACTGCCTCGCCGGTAAAGCCAGACAGCCAATGCGACACCGCCGCCACAACCCGGCTCACCAAGGGCAGCACCGTCAGCCGGTAAAAGGCCCGGTTCGCCTCTTGATAATTGGCATAGGTAGCGTCGCCCGGAATGCCCATCAGCATCGGTGGCACGCCAAAGGCGATGGCAATCTCGCGCGCGGCGGCCTCTTTGGTTTTTTGGAACTCCATGTCGCTGGGCGAAAACCCCATCGGCTTCCAGTCCAGCCCACCCTCCAACAGCATCGGTCGC